TCTTCGACGTGAAGAGGGTCATCCCCTTATTGACAGCAGAGTGATCGATGGATTCTCCGTAAAGTTTTCCGCAGACAAATTGATTATTGGATATCAAAGTGAGGTGCTTATGAAAGAGGTGCATCCCCGACCTCAATTTGAAAACGAAATTGAACGACGCTTCAAGGATATTGTCAAGTACCTAAAGAAAGAGTATAAAAATATAACAAATTCTAGCGTTAACTTAACAGAAGTTGACGAAGCGGATATTCTGGTTCAGAGCACCTCTAGAGTTAGAAACTGGGTGCAAGCAACCAAACAATATAAGATTGGGGGTGCAGGCGAGACGGAATCACTTAAGAAGCCATCCAGTGATAAAATGGAAGATGGTATTAAAAAGTTCTTAGAGCTTTCTACAACCAAGCGTCCCAAGAACGATAAGGCTGCCAAGAATCCAGATACGCCCAAGTCATAAATGGGTCTAAACAAAAAGGAAATGATGACGGAGATTGTCCGTGCGGGCAAAGATCCTGTCTATTTCTCCAATAAGTTCGCAAAAATATCTCACCCGATGCATGGGCTTATTCCTTTTGATATGTATAGGTTTCAAGAGGATGCTCTGAGAGACTTCAAGAAACATCGATTTAATATAATTCTAAAAGCAAGGCAGCTAGGAATATCCACCACTGTTGCATCCTATGTTTGTTGGCTTATGCTATTTCATAGGGACAAGAACATTTTGGTTGTTGCGACAAAATTAGGAACGGCAGCCAATCTTGTAAAAAAAGCAAAAGCGATTTATAAAAACCTGCCGGCATGGCTAAAGATAGCAACTATTGAGATCGACAATAGGAATTCATTTGAGCTTTCCAACGGATCTCAGGTAAAGGCTTCTTCTACTTCTGGCGATGCTGGTCGTTCAGAAGCTTTGTCTTTACTTGTCGTTGATGAGGCTGCGATTGTAGAAGGTCTTGATGAGATGTGGGCAGGTCTTTACCCTACTCTATCAACAGGTGGAACCTGCATTGCCTTAAGTACGCCTTATGGTGTCGGCAATTGGTTTCATAAAAACTATGTTGAAGCGGAAGAGGGAAAGAACGACTTCAATCCTATAAAGTTGCCATGGAATGTACACCCAGAACGTGACCAAGCCTGGTTTGCAAAAGAAACCCGCAACATGTCGAAGCGGGAGATTGCTCAAGAGCTTGAATGTAACTTCAACGCTTCAGGTGAAACCGTTGTCCATGGTGATGACCTAAAGAGAATATTGGAAAATGTAGTAGACCCTAAATATAAAACGGGGTTTGATAGAAATTATTGGATATGGGAACCTCCCGAAGCTGGAAGAGAATATATTGCCGTTGCGGACGTGGCTCGTGGCGATGGGTCTGACTATAGTGTCTGTCAAATTCTAGACTTACAGACAATGCGCCAAGTTGCGGAGTATCAAGGAAAGATAACTCCTGATATGTTTGCCCCTCTTCTTGGGAATATGGCTACGGAATATAACGACGCACTTTTGGTGATTGAAAACAACTCTTTAGGCATTGGGGTACTCAGCCGCCTAGAAGAAATTGGCTACGGTAACATATATTATAGTGTGCGATCAACGCACGAATATGTTGACCAGGCGACTGCCGAAGCAATAGGTGGTGTTGCGGGGTTTACGATGTCTATGAAGACACGTCCATTAGTTATTGCCAAGTTTGAGGAATTCGTCAGAAACAAACTAATTACTATTAACTCAATGCGGTTAGCCAACGAGGTCAAGACCTTTATTTGGCACAACGGGCGTCCGCAGGCTATGAGGGGTTACAATGACGATCTTGTTATTGCAGCATGTATTGGATGTTGGGTCAGAGATACAGCGTTGACAGTAAATAAGAGGGAAATTGAGTATAAAAAAGCGATGATTGGCGGAATTTCAGTGAGTAACAATACTTTTAGCACAAAAATAGAAGGAATGCAAGGATATAAACGTCCTGCAAAACCACAAAATACTTTTCAAGGCAACGACGGCAAGAGCTATGACTTGTCTTGGATCATTAAGGGATAAAAATGGCTGACCAAAGTAATCAACATGATCAAAACAATCCACGCAACAATGACTCTAGTCTTTTTAAGAGACTCACACGTCTTTTCAGTGGTCCTATAGTAAATTATAATCAACCCTCGGTGACTCGTACAACAGCACGGACGGCAAAAAAGTATACGTTCAGAACAAGTACAGGAAAAGAGTTCAAAAAGAAAGAATATTATAATCCTTTCTCCGGTCTCCAAAATAAAGTTCTGTTAAATCGTGACAAGCAGATGCGATACACAGATTTTGATCAAATGGAATATATGCCAGAGATAGCATCTGCTATGGATGTGTATGCGGATGAAATTACAACCTCTACTGAGCTAACTCATCTTGTTAATATAGATTGCCACAACCGAGAAATAAAAGACATACTTCACACACTGCTGTATACTGTATTAAACGTAGAGTCAAACCTTTTTGGTTGGGCACGAAGCATGTGCAAGTATGGTGACTATTATCTTTACCTTGATATTGATGATGACCTGGGTATAACAAATGTTATTCCTTTGCCTGTTAGGGAAGTAGAAAGAGTTGAAGGGAAAGATCCAACCAATCCAAATTATATTCAGTATTACTGGTCAGGAGATTCCCAGCCAGGAGTTACATTTGAGAATTGGCAACTAGCTCACTTCCGTGTCCTGGGTAATGATAAGTATGTTCCCTATGGAACCTCAGTTCTTGAATCTGCTCGTCGAATTTGGAGACAGTTGACGCTT